GTCGGTAAATGCTGGATTATAAAGCCCAATTTCTTTTAAGAAAGGGTTAATAATCTTTGATAACAAAAGGTTTTGACGTGGCTTAATTACGGTGTTTTGCAAGTATTCCATCTCTTGGCGTATCTGTTGGTTTGTTCCCAGTTGCCCCGATGTTGCAAAACCAGCAAGGGACTTTGACCAACGATTAGCCACTACAATGGCTGATGCTGCAAGATTCTGAAGGTTTAAAAATTCCCCTTCATTTTCTTTTGAGGTTGGAATCCAATTTGCTTTTAATTTTTCATCTCGTAAAACTTGAACAAATAACTTGTGATTATTTCCCATTCCTGTAAACTTTGACTCAATGCCTTCTACAAGGCTCTTAGCCTCAACCGATGTCATCGACCCAAAGAATTGTAATATTCCCGATGGCATGAAGCCATTTTCAAACTTGCTTGTATTAAAACGCTGGATTCTGTATTCAATCTCAGCCCACATCTTCGCGCCTATCCACTCAGGTAAACCAAAGTAAAAGTATCCAGCCGCATATTGTTTGACGTGGATAATTGAACGCTCTGTACCGTCTTCTAATTTCTTGAACTCAGGGTAAATTGGAATTTCTCTAAACCCTTCCCTTTCGTAATATGTGCCCTCGGTTGTAAGTGGCACTTCTTCCCAGTTGTCGTAAATGCCAATAGAACGTATAATCTGGTCAGCCTCTGCTTTCCTGATTCCAATATTATAAACAGGAACGTGATAAATGTAGGTGAAAGGCTGACTACCAACCTTTCCCCGTACAATTTCTGCAAAGCAATTTCCAAAAGCATCGTAATCAAAAGCCAATGAACCAAGTACCTCTTGCAAGTTTTGTGCGTGCAAGTTAACTTGCCCAATGACTTCCTCAATCTCATTTAAGCTATCATCGGTAATTACCTCACCCTTCATCGAGGTTGTAAGTAGGGTGTTGGACTTTCCTTTCATTGGAATAAATCCATCACCTACAACCATATTTACTTTATCCTCAATGATACGCCGAAGCGTCGGGGAATTGTTTACAATGGCAATAAGGCTTTTAAGAAAGTCATCTTTTTGTGTAAAGAATCTAACCCACTTTGCCCCTGTGAAATCAAGCCTTTCTCTGGAAGGTTCATTAAAAATATCCTCTTGCACTAACATAGTGTTTGAGGTGTCCAAAGTAACGGAAGCCAATAAAGGGCTATTGTTTCTTTTTAAATTTCTGTTAGCCCTGTTCGGAACTGCTTGAATCGTCTTCTTTATTTGGCTCATAGGTATTTTTCTCAGGCGTGAAAATGACGTGTTGGCTAACAGATGTGGGGTTGGTATTATACCAACCCCTTAATTCTGCCTGTGTAAAATTTCCGATAGCCTTCTTTAGTATTCCCGCCTTTCCCGTTGGGTCAGCCCCGACGTAAATCATCAACTTACTTTTTTCCCTGACTATCATATTTCATGTTTTAATCAAGCGCTCCCATTACGGTTGCACCGTCAACTATGAATCTTGCTTTGTTCGTGGTACGGCAAGTTATCGTCAATGTTTCCTGATTTGAATCCGTAAACAAAGCACCAGATAAACCTTCAGCGCTTGTTAGCCTTGCTGGTCTTTTCTTTGCGCCAATCGTTTCCGCACCCCAAATCCAATAATTACCCGTATTTTCCACGTGTACACAAACCAATCCGCAAGCCTGTCCCGCCATGTCTTGAATAAGGTTTCTTAACTCTTGGTCACGGCAGTTTATAATACCTACCAAGCTTTGCTCAACTGCAACAGACAAAGTATCTGGGTCTTGCGTTACCGTTTCCGTAAATGCTCCCGAATTGTCCCTAAATTCTACCTCGTAAAATACTGAGGCAGTTGATGACATTGTAATCGCCGTAACCGCTGCCGTGGCATTGGCAGTGAAACCAGTAACTTGATTTGCATTGGCAATATAAAGTTTACCGATACCACCCGCGCAAGTTCCATCGACGCATTGATTAAGCCATCCGCTTGTTATACTACTCATTTATTTTGGATTAGTAGCCTACGCTGATTAATGAATGGTGAATGTAATTAACACCCATTTTAAAACGAGCCTTAATATACACCTTTTCGTCTTTCTGGTCGTACCAAAGTTCCAAAGCCGTCTCAGGGCTTAATACGTCGGTTGCAATAACCTTATTTTGTGGCGTTGTATATTCGACATAATGAGGCTTAGTTGTTCCCAAAGATGTTGCGATGTCATCCCATCTCCATTGAGCTACAACAGGCACACCACGGAAGGTAAATTGCTCAACCCCGTTAATCAACTGGAGTAAACCGTAGTCACCGCCACCGCCTTCTTCGATGTCTTCACGAAGTTGAGAATATACAGAACCAGTTACATTAAACACCTTTTGGTTAGCGGGTAAACCTTTTAACTGCAAAGGTGCTTGGTCGTAGATTGCACGAAGAATCGCAAAGCCATCACCAGCTACAAGGTCAGAGCCTGAGCCTGTATTGGTTCTTGGAATCAAATCATCAGCAACTAACTGAGGATAATAAACAGTCCAAAATCCATCCAATGAATCGTAGTTAGGATTGTTGGAAGCCTGATTACCAAAGTAAGAAAGACGGGTAATGTCATTTCTAATCGCCTGTTGTGTACGGGTCAATAAGATATTTTCAATCAATGTTCCCGATACATCTGGAAGCCTTGTGCCTGTTTTCAATAACTCCTCGAAAACGGTGTCTTCAAATTCATCCCAGCACATTTCAAGGTCAACCTTCATTTTTTCAACGTCGATTGTACGCTGATAAATGTCAACCGAGCCAACTGGATTAAATCCGCAACCAGAATATTTTCTTACAATATTCTCAAGGTCTTGAACAAATACCATTTTCTTTTTATTAGCGACGTTGCCAAGTACACGGAATTGTCCGCGTAAATCATCGTCAAAAAAGACAGGCTCTAAAAATATGTTGTTTGCCTCTGTACCTCTAAAGGATACGTCAAGTTGGCTTATTTCTACTAATGCCATTTGTTTTTTATTTTAAAGATTTGCGTAAGTAATCGTTGCAGTTGTGTTTGTTAAAACCGCTGCTGATTCAATTTTAAATGAGAACTCGGTCTTTGCCCCAGCCTTAGATGTTGCAAAGAAAGCTTTCCAATCGTTCGCCGTGTTTAACGCCGTAGTTGTAATGTCAAAGGCTGCTGAAGGTGCTGAAGATATCCAGCGTCCGTAAGCCTCATTACCACTTTCGTCAATCAAGTTGAACTTTAAATAATCGGAAGCAGATGTAACACCGTAAATTGGTGTAACCGTAGTTCTGTCACCAGCTGAAGCAATTGCGTATGTCACTGACATAGGAATACGGTCTTCATAGGTATCAACCCCGTAAAGTTGTTCAGCGTTTAAGCCGTCAACATTTGCATAAGGGTTAGTTCGATTAAGGCTATTTTTCTCAACGTATGTGTTGGATTGCAAAAAGCCATTCTCATTCTGGGCGGTTGGATTGAATGCCATTATCTTTGTGAAATTTTAGATTTAACTAATGAAGCAAAAGAATCAAACGGACTCAATTTTGCTTTTGTTTCAATAATCTTTTCAGCCGTTGTTCCGCCCGAAGGAAGTCCAATGCCTTTTTTAACTTGTGCCCTAAGGGCAACTAATTCTTTTCCCAATGTTTCCAGAACCGTTTCAATTTCATTAATCGAGTTCTTTTGCTCATCGGTCTTCTTGTACATTGATTCCATCTCCTCTTTTTGCTTTGAATGAATTGCCTCCATTTCTTCGGGACTCATTACAAAGTAGCCATTGTCTTTTAACATTTGGATGGCATCGCCAACCTCGTCATTCTTTGGCTCGTCTTTTTTCATCTCCTCTTCTTCGTGCATAACATTTTCGATATTTTCTTTATCGTCCATATTATTTAAAAGCGATTTGATTTTTTCTAAAATGGAATTACCCATGTCTTCATCTATTTTATTGTTGGTTAATAATGCGGCTGGTACATTTAGAAATTTGTTTAGGCTATTTTGCAACGGTAATAAATCTATATTTTTTTCGCCAACTTTTACAATTTCATCAATGAAACCAAACTCTAATGCTTCCTGTGCGGTCAACCATGTTTCGGCTGCCATCATCTTAGTAATATTTTCATTAAGGTTATTCTGGTATCCTTTACGCTTATAAACCGCCGCCGAATAAATGTCCAATAACTTTGCTTCCATCTTGTCTAACAATTCAGCCGTTGCCTCAAGTTCGTCGGCGTTACCCATCGTATAACTCCAAGGTCGGTGAATCATCATGAAGGCGTTTTCCGTCATCTTTACTTTATCCGCCGACAACAGTACAACCGTTGCAATGCTTGCTACTAAGCCGATTCCTGTTGCCGTTGTTTCATTTGGGTAGTTGGCAATTAAATCAGCTATTCCCATTCCTTCGGTGACTGAACCACCGCCAGAAGAAATAACTAAGTTAATTTCCTCGCCCTTTGCGTCGTTAATTTTACTCCTTACAGAATTGTACGAATTAACAGATTCAGAAATTTCCCCTAAAATATCAATATTAAATTTTGCCATCGCTTTGCTTTCCTTTTCCCTTTCAATCTTTTTAAACTTTGCTTCAGCCCAATCCCTCATCGCCGATCCGCCCCAGGCGTCATACATTATTGAACCGCAAATTTCCTTTCCATCTTCATCAAAGTATTTTCCTTGGTCATACGTTTCCGCACGGGAAAGAAATGAATACGTTCTTTGGACGGTATCTTCCGACAAGCCTTCGCCGTTTGCGATTTGGTTCGCCCTTAACCAGCCAACGCGAGTTCCACATGAAGAGCCGTTGTCCTTCTTATGATTTAACGCTTTCCTTGCGTTATTCTTTGCCGTGTCTGGATAGTCCGCGTATGTCATGTGGTAAATTTATTTATTATTATTTTTCTTATTCCTTTTTTTGCTGATTCCATAGCCAAAGGACTCAGGATGTTGTATCATGTTATAAACGGTTTTTTCACTTAGCCCCGTTTGAATACTAATATCCATAATAGCATTCATCTTGCTTTCATTTTCAAACAAGGCGGCTGGATATAATTCCATCACCATGAATTTGGCAATGGTTAAATCTTTAATAATGTTGGTTTGGAATAAAAAATCAATAAGGGTATAAAAGTCTGGCGTTATTCCTTCCTTTTCGCATAATGTTTTATAACGATGCAAAACACTATCTGTAAACTCGGTTAATAAATGCTTGTCTATCTCCCTTTTATTGATTTCCATCTCTCCAAAATTGTACTATTTGCCTCATTTTACCCACTACTTTTGTCCGACACGCTGGGCAATTCCTTCGCTCAGGCTCGTAATGGTTGACAAAATTGTTATAAATCTGAAATAAATAATCCATATCCGACGGGTCAATGGATAAAACACGGTAAGTCCTGTCAACCGTTGCCATGACTTGCTCCTTATATTCATCGGGTATGCGGCTTGCAAGTTCTCCCCAAATTGAATCTACCTTCATACAATTACACATTTATAAAGTTGCTTTTACTTTTAACTTATTTCCCTCAGCCAAATCACGGGCAATGTCATCCGAAACCACATAGGCTTGAAGCCTGTCAATTCTATTGTTGATTGCGTCGGTCTTTGCCTCAATGACTTGTAAAAAGTTACTTAAATCATTATTACCTGATAAGGCTTGTATTGGTGCAGAAATTGGAGGCACTAAACCACCCTCCGCAAAACCTTTAATACCAATGCGTCTAAAGGTTGGCGAACCGCCTAATAAACTTTGTTGCCGTTGGTTCAATACAACCTCACCACGTTTAACATAGGCAAGGACGTTATCACCGTTTGACCGTGTTGGAATATTTTGTTTACGGTTTATTCTTTCACCAGTCACGACACCACCTTCGGCAAGGGGTTGGGCAATGATTGTCGCGGTTTGTATTGCAGATAAAACTCCAGTAGCAATGGCAGACCCAATCGTTGCTGGAGGACCAGGAGGAAAGGATAAAGCACGCTGAACAGCTAAAGCGCCTTGTATAATTGATTGAATAATAGCTATCTTTTTTTCATCCTTTGCTGCCTTTAATTGTAATGCTTCGGCTGCTTTATTTTTTTCCTCAAGTAATGCTTTTTCTTGAATAATTTCTTTTTCTAATCTCTTCTTTTTTAACCCACTTGCTTTTTCAGCTTTGGCTTCAAGCATTGCAATACTTTCTTCTGTTTTACGTATTTCTTCGTTTAGTATTTCAGCATCCTTTTTAAATTTTGCTGATTGAATTGTTGAAAATAAATTTGTCAATGCCATAGCACCTTCACCAGCTAAAGCAATATTTTTTTGTCTGTTTTCGTATAACTCCTGTTGTGCTTTATTTTCTTTATCAATTCTTATTTTATTAGCCTCATCTGATGACTTAATAACATCTTGCTGAACCTTTTTTATTTCTTCGGCTTCTTTTTTATCTAAATCACTTTGCTTTATACTTTTTAAAGGTTTAACAGTCAAAGGTAAAGTTGTTAACTGTTGGGCTTGTTGTAGATTTTTAAGCAAGTTACCTCTTGACGCATCTGCTAATATTTGATTTTGTTGTTCAACTGCATCTTTGATTTGAATATTGATTGCATTTAATTTTATCGCTAATTCCTTTTGTGTTCCCGAACCAGCAACTGCATTTGAAAAAGCACTTTGTAATTTGCCTCGCTCATTTTCAAGTGCGGCGATTGAGCCTTCAACATATTCTTTTGCCGCATCTCTTCCTCCTTCATTTGCTGTCGTACTTAATTCTTTATTTTGGGCTCTTAGTCTTTTTTTCTGTTCTTCAGCATTTTGTTTTTCAATAGCTATTCTTTCTTTTTCTGCTTTCTCAATCGCTAATTTATCCTCTTTATCTATCTTTTGTTTTTCCGCTCTAAATACATCTCTATTTACTTTTAAAGCCTGAGAAATACTACCCGTTGTAAAAAAGGTCGTTAAACCAGCACCCATTGCTTTTAAGGTTGCTGGAAATTCATTCGCCAAATCAATTAAACCTCCTAATATATTATTAAAAAATATCTTAGCCTTAGATGAAATTATAGTAAATTCTCCACCAAATTTTGTAAATGATTCGTTTAGTTCTGACTGACTTTGTTCTAATTCTAAATTGGTTTGAAATAATATTTCTTGTTGCGTTTGATATTTATTAGTTGACTTTGTAACCTCGTCTGTATTTTTTAATATTTTTTCTAATGATAAAATGTAAGCCAATCCAGCATCTTCACCAGCTGCGCCAAAAACATCAGCGATTACGGTTTGTAATTTATTCCCAGCCACTGAGGTATCGCCCATTTTCCCACTTACACGAGCCAAAGCTTCGGCGGTTGTGATTGAGCCGTTATTTAAATTCTCAAATAATTCCCCTGTAAATTCTTCGCCAAATGCACCTACCAAAGCATCTTTTGAAGTCTTTGTTTGTTCCCTTATTCTTAATCCAAATTCCTTTACAACATCTAATCCTTTGTCTGAATAAATTCCTTGATTAGCTGCTGATATTGCAATGGCTAAATAATCTTTAATGCTTAATCCAGCGGCTGCAAATTGTGTAGGGTATTCCCTAAGGTTGTCTAAAAATTCGCCGTTTGAATCTGCTCCCTTTCTAAAGCCTATTTCGACCGCATCTAAAGCCTCATTAAAACTTATTCCCAATGCTTTACTTGCACTATTGGCTGCTACTGTTATCTCGTTTACATCCTTTTTATATGTGGTTGATATTGCTTTTGACTTGCTTACAAAGTCACTTAATACGTTTCCTGTTGCCCCCGTGAAAGCGCCTACTTGATTAGATAACTCTTTTGTTTCTGCAACCGATTCATTTATACTTTGAAATATTTCACTAATTCCACTAAATACCGTTAATGCGATACCAATTGCACCTAATGACTTATTAAATACTCCCGTTGTTGCGCTTAATCCTGTAATTCCCTGTGATAAACCACCAATTACGCCTGTAACTTGCCCCAATGTTCCGCCAAGTTTTGGAAAAAATTGACCTAAAGCCTGAGTATAACCACCGACATTTCTTTGAAATTGACCTACATTTGCATCAATTCCCTTTAATTTTTTATCTAAGGCATCAATTGAAACGATTAAATCCTTTGCCTCCTGACTTGATTCTTGTTCCGCTGCTGCTAAATCCTTGTATCTTTTTCTTTGGTCGTTTAATTCCTTTGATAAACGGCGGTATGCACCTTCTGTTTTATCGATGCCAGCGATTTCTTCCTTTCTTAACTTAACTTGCTCCCGTGTGACATCGTTAACCAAAGATTGAGCCGCTTTTAAATCTATTAGCTTTTTTTCAAGCTTCTTTATTTCCTCAACGTCTGCCGTCTTTTTTAACTCAGCATTTATATCGGAAATTTGCTTTTTTAATTGCGTTGCCGTTTCGATTGTTCCCGCTAAACCTTCTATTTGGATTTTAAATCCTATTACCTTTTCAGCCATGATTATCCTTTTGTTACTCCGTTTACAACTACTTCATAATTTGCCCCGTCATAATGGGTATTTACATTAATTCCAATCGTTGAACCACTAATTATATATTGAATGGTTGGTATTAACTTTTGTCCGTTCTGGAATACAAGTACATTTGCATTCGTGTTGCTTACCTGAGTGATACCTGAGTTAACAGGAAGAACAAGTACATTAGTCATTGAGTTGATAAACGGCGTGTAAGATAATTGGATGTTGACCGTCGCACCATTTGCTCCAACTAAGCCGCTGCCCGACCCTGTTACCGTTCCCGATTGAGGCGAAGCCCCAGCCAATGTTATCGTGTTGACAACTTTTGTCAAATCATTTACATTTGGTTTTTCATCGTAAAGCAAAACCGTTTTGGCTGGACTGTTTGACTTTGGATTGTACTCAATGCTTTGTATGATAAAGTTTGATGAACCAATGATTCCCTTGCGTCTAAAGGATAGTTGCGTTATGTCCTTTGGCTTCAATTTTGCAAAGGTGGTATAAACCTTTCCCAGTTCAATGCGCTTGTAAGTCTGTAAATGAAAGGTCTTAAAAATACCTTGCATTACGTTTGTGAAATTGGTAACCTCATCGGAAAAGGATAGGTTAAAATCCCCTCCGCTCGGGTCATTGTAATTAACCATAAAGGCAGCGGGAAAATCAAAAGCACTTGAGGCACTTGATGTTTCATCGTATAACCTTATATATCCATCTAAGCCGTTGCGCCTACCAGCGTAATAAAGCAAACGAGGTGCAAGATTATAATTGGGTTCAGCATCTGTTACCGTGTTATAATCGTCACCAAAGACAAGCGGCATTTGTGCCCCGTAAATTCCTCCGCTCGTTATATCGACATCGCTTATGTGAATTGTTTTGGCAAAGAACTTTGTATAAATAAATTCAACGCCGTTGTCAAATCTATCAGTCGGGAAATTGTAACCACCAGAATAAATATTTACCCCTCGTCTTTCCTCCTCCTTATTCGTCGTATCGTCGTCCGTGGCGTATGCCAGCACCTGACTTGATTTGTAACCGTCTAAGATTTGGAACTCCGAGCCATCAAGGTCACGGGTATTTAAATCGTATTTATCTGAAGCTTTAAAAAAGCCATCAAAACTTGTAAGGCTTATTGCTCCCGTAGCATCAGCCCTATACCTTATCGTATAATCGTCTTTAGGGTACGCGTAAACTTGTTTGCTTTGTACGTTGGTTTCCCATGCAAGGTTGAAAATGGTTGTAAGGTCTGCTATAACATCACGGACGTACCATGTAATAGGAATAACATATTGTAAGTCAAATGTTCTTCCAGCCTCAAAGATAGCTTTACTTCCTATGATTTCGATTGAGCCGTTCAACCCCATGATGAAGCCAGCGTTATTATGTTTTACGACAAATCGAACCAAATCACCTTCAACCAAATCAGTTATAAATTCAATGATTACCGAATCGTCAAAATCTGTTTCTTGTCCAAGGTCTTCACCTTCCTCAAATACCCCGTTTATTTCCCAACCTACTAATACTTCATCGGTTGGCGCTGGTATAATAATAGTAGTTGCAATATTTAATTCAGCCTTTAACGTATATGTTGCCGTAATTGGCACGGTATAAACGCCACTTGAATAATTGCCGCCCGTGTCAAAGTTTGGCGATGTTGTTTCGTCTGTAAAGGTTATAAGAATAGGCGAAGGATTTGAATTGCTTAATAATGACGGACTCGGAATTGATGCCCTGAGGTTTACAAAGTCATTTAAATAATCCGCGCCAAGTTCTAAGCCCATTGGAATAATAAGGCGGTTAAACGGGTCGGTCTTAAAAATACTGTTTAACTGATAACCTCTATTTAAAAATGCCTTTTCCAATACTTGCCAAACAAAAATGGCTGGGGTCATCTCATTATTTACGATGAATGTTTCATTTTCCCATGCTTTCCATTTCATCAGGATAAAGCAATGTTCCGAGGTTAACGGGTCGTAATTGGTTTTTACATTTGTTGTATTTATTTCTATATCGTCCCAGCCTAAATCTCTCACCAATGTGTTACCCACGTCCGCAAACCAATCTGCATTGTTTCCAATCAATGATACCTTAAAATTGGATGCTACAAACCCCGAATTAATTGCCTGTAAATCTGCTCCTTCTAATCTTGCTTTTCCTGTGAGGATTGGCACGCCGTCGGCTTCAAGTCTTGCCGATAATAACTTGTAAGCGCTTGTTACAATCGCTCCAGCGTCGGTTATGTTTTGAAATATATTTACGTTTGTCTTTGTTGCTGGAAGGGTGACGTTCCTTTTAGAATGCGCACCCGATATATTTCCTAAGTCAATATTCTCGATTAAATAATCAATCGTAACATTAACCTCACTTTGGTTCAAGTCAACCTCCTGCCCACCGATGAATAGTTTTATCATAACTGGGCGGTTGGTTTATTAGGATAGGTAATTTCAAAAGATAACTCAATGTCCGTTGCCCTGTTATTATCTGTCACAATATCACCATTTGAAATTGTAACATTGACATACTTACCATTCTCGATGATGTAGACCTCAGGGCTATAAAACATTGAGGCAATGTAAACCGCATCTTCATGTGGAATATTGCATTTAACTTGTTTCCTTTTATTTACCCTTTGATTTGTCTTGATGATTGTTTTATCGAAACTGTTTGCCCGTGGACTTGCCGCTACGTTCCACGGCTGCGATATGTTAATTATATCAGCATTGGCATTTTGTAGGTCAATTATCAAACCACGGAATTGGTAACTTTCAGCACCGCCATATTTTCCGAACCAATGTAAGTCAATGTTATCTGAACAATTAGGCTGAAGGAAAATCTCAATACTTTCTGAATGCTGCGTATAACTTCCATCGTAATACCCAACGGACACGGAATAATAATTGTAAGCACTTGGTGAGTCTGGAAAATTACCCATGTGAAAAATGGCACTACTTCCAAAGACATTAGCCGCACCAACCGACAAAGAATATAAATCGTTTGAAGCTGAGGAAACAACAAAGTCAACAATAGTTTCCGCACTTGACCCAGCCTTTGTATAAAATTGAAACCTTCCAGCGTTTACCCCTTTGCCAACAAATGAAAGAAATATATTTCCATCATCATTGCATCGCCTGTCTTGGTTGTTCGTGGTAAGGAATCTAAAAGGACTTGCCGACGGTTGATAAAAGTCACTTAGATTAAAGTCGTTATCGTCCCCGTAAAACTGGGAAGGAATAACAAACGCCGTGCTACTTGTTTGGCTTGCGGTTGACGTTATAAGGAAACCCGCACTTGACACCGTTTGGTTCTTTGCCACCGTGTAAACGGACTTTATTACATCCGTGTTATTTGTCAGGGAATAAGTATCAAGCGTTCCAAAGAAACTTGTCTTTGTTCCTGTCACGGGTGCAACATCGGAATAAAGGAAACTTTGAATATTAGTATCAAAGACCGCGCTGCTTCCACTTGTTCCCGTTTGAGCCGCTAAAAAAGAACCCGCAAGGCTACCACCAACATAAACGTCGATTTGTTGCTGAACAACCGCCGAAGGCTCAAGGCTGCGATAAGATACAGGATAAAGAAGGCTTGATAATGTGTCTGGATTTATCGTGTAACTCATCTGTTAAGAATTGATTTGTAATAACTTTCAATAGTTGCCTCCACGCTAAAGGTAATGGCATTCTCGATTAACTCAATAAACTTTGCACTATTCTTTTCTAATGCTATTTCTATAAAACCCGTACGTCGCCCTGTCTTTGAATGCTTGATTACACTATTTTTTGTAGGCATTCCTTCTAATTTATGTTTCGATGCAATCGCAAAAGCAATGCCCTTTGCCTCTTTGTCACTTTTACCCATACGTCGTTTGACGTAATCAATCAAACCATCAATGTACTTACTTGTTTTCCTTCCGCTGCCTGGGTAATAAGGAATCTTGTTTGAAGGCACACCTTCATTATTTATTGCCATGTAATCAGGAACAAGCCCCTCAATCACAATGGCGTTAATTTCTTCCGTTATGACCGTTTCCATTTGTTTAACCGCTGAGCCTGATAACTCATGCCCTTGCGCCCTCCATTCATTGGCAACCACGGTAATGGCTAAAAGGCTTATATCGTCCGCTAACTTTTGTAATCCTTCTAACATTCGCTTTTGATTGAGATATTAAAAGTAGCCTGTACGGTTATCAACCTTTGAATCGAGGTAAAGGAATCAAGAACAAGATTTACTTGGTCTGGAATGCTATTGGTTGTTTTCGTTGTTCCCAATTCCAAAATAAACCTTTCAGCAAAGGCAATGAGGTTTGACCATTTGGTTATTTGTAAAGTTGTATCAACGTCCCCGTTTTCATCGTAGCCCAAAAGGTCATCAAAAAACAAAGTCACTTGATAGTTATCCCTTCGAGTGACTGGATTGTTTGTTAAGGTTGGCACGGCAAAGAATACCCGTGGGAATATGTTTGTATTATTTTCGCCTTCTTCCGTATATATTTGAGAACGGACGCGGTCTGATGCCCAGCCAAAGGAAAAGCCGTTTAACCCGTTTACGGCGTCTGTGGCTGCTTCGAATATATTTGCTAATTGGACTAAACTCATTTTTTGCTTTTAGATATATCATCGATTACCTTTTCTTCTGCCGCTTTGCTTGCAAGGTATTGAAACACCTGATACAATTTTGCTTTTTCTGCTGATTCCATCGGTGTATAACCACTTAAATTAAACAATCCAGACTCCGCCACTTTCTTTATTGTCAAGTACCAACCGTATTTTTCATTGAGCCTTTCACTTGCTAATTGAGATTTTCCATCGCCCTTTGCAACATAGAGGTCTGCAAATCTAAGGTATATCTCTCGCTTAACTTGGTCAAAAAAAAAGCAACCTCGTATGATGTTTGCAAGGACATTTGTAAAAAGTCGACCTTGTTTTGTTCAAAGAGTTCGTCTGAATAATCTTCGCCCAATGGTTTTAATAATACCGCCATGATGTTTAGCAACCCCTGAGGGTCACCGTTTTTCACCTGGTTCATCGCCTTGTCATACTGAGCCGCCATTGTAAATTCAAGGAGTGTTGATTTTTCCATTAACCTTTCTGGAAGGGTGTAAACCTTACCGTTAAAATCGTACAGTTGCTTATATTTTGTTTCGGCTGGTGTATTGATTGCGTTCATTATCTTACTGTAAATGAATACAAGGTATTTTAATTCTAAGCTATCCGCTACCTTACCAAAGCAAGCGTCAAGGGGAATGCCTGTAAAGTAATTAACAACCTTTGCCATGTACGGGTATCTTTCTTTTGCCTCCCAGACCTCGTCCATGATTTCCAACCGTGTTGTAAGTTGTTTATCAAGTTCATTCCATTGGCTAATCAAAGGAGGAAGGAAACGGCGTACATTATCCTTTACTTCCTGTTCTTGCAATATTTTACCTAAGTCGTAAACAACGTCTATTTGTTCAGCGTTTTTTGTATAAACTTTTAACTTCTTTGCATACGGTAAAATCTTTTGATAAACCGCGTCCCGTTCATTCATGTATTGAATGGCTTCCAATTCAACCTTTGGATGTTCGGGCAAAAGGAATTTGGCAAAGTAGATATATTGTTCCAATGTTATATCCTCAGCCGTCTCAGGATAATTGTACTTGATGGCTTTATTACCAATGTTAAATATTACCATTATCTTTTCCTTGCTTTTTTGGTTACGACGGGAATGTTATCAGCCAATAAATCGCCATTGGTTTCCTTTGTCGTAGGCACGAAAGGAATCGGTTCTGCTTTGGCGTGGCTAACCAATGGAAGAGACGGCGGTCGTGACCATTCTCTTTTGATTCCATTCCCTGTTAGCTTCACGGCTTTTTCAAGGTGACCGCGCATTTGCAAGTATTTCTTTCTTTGCATTGGCTTATCAATGATTTCTTGCGTAATCTTTTCGATTAAGTCAATGATGATTAGCGCTTTTTCTTTATCTGTCATTTGTCTTTTTTATACGTTTTGTTGTAATATTGTTCAGGTTCATGCTTTAATGCCCATCCATGATATAAATTTCCTTCTTTAAAAGCCTCTGTTATCTGCTCCTTTTCCATTTCTTTAGATGTTTTTATTGCATCTAATAATAGAATAAGATGATTCTCGTCAATGTCAAAAATTTTTACAATTTCATTAAACTTTATTAATAAAAATTCAACCGCCGTTTGTTTTTCCATTTTCATTTTAATTAAATGCAAGTAAATCGCTGCCTTGCGCCAGCCTTGAAAATATATACCTAAGGGAATCGCACCCGTGGTTATCAGCGTCTAAGGGCGTGGAAGATTTGCGGTCGTTCCAAATGTAATTCCTTAACTCATGCTTCAAATTATACGACTCAGGTGTTACAATGATTTGATAATCCAGCATCTTTTTTATTCCTTCCACGATTGAACCAGCCCCTTTGTCTGCCTTTTGCACATTTAAGCCCCGTTGTTGCAACGCCTCAATCAAACGTGGTTCGCTGGTGTCCGCCACTACCATAGCGTTGGGGCTAACGTAATGGTTCATTTGCTCAATGACTGCCTCGTAAGAAAGCGATTGTTTATAAATGATTTCTTCAACGTATATTTTCTTTACCCCTTTGTCAACCGCCACCTTGACCAATGCTAAAGGGTCAGGGTAGAATCCAAAGTCTAAGCCGTAACCAAAAGGTAGGCTAATATCGAACTCCCCCTCAACCCAGTTGTCAAATATTACCCCTTGTTTCCTGTCTAACCATTTACCCAAGAACCTATGCGCGTATGCCTCTGGTGACTTCGTTTTAATAGCTTCAATCTTTGCTATGTAGTCTTTGCTTAGGTTGTTGTAATTATCAAAGTACGTTGTATGTATGTGCGTTATATCGGGGTGTGTACTTATAGGAATCATTTGCCCGTCAATCGTTTCCATCCGATGCGACTTTTCAAACCAACGCTTCCAAATCCAATGTTCCACGTCTTGCGGGTTCATGACAAGTATTACAATGTTTGGGGTGTCTGGCATACGAATTGATTCGTCAATGGTATCAAAGTCCTTTTCGCTTACAAATTCTTCCGCCTCGTCAACAATAAACACGTTTAACGCTGGTATTGATTTTAGTTTTGCCGTTTGGTTTCCAGAACTTGTCTTGATGCCTGAGAAGATTATTTCACTCCCTGTGACCTTGTGAATTATTTGCGCATTTGTCATTTGAAATTCATCACCGACGCCGAGCAAGTCAATCTTTTCACGGAACTCAGGAATAACGGAAATGTTAGCAGACGATAAGGTATAACGTGTAAAAAGTACCTTCCAACCCTTGTTTGCCAAAAGCATATTGCAAGCCCAAAGCCCAACGGTAAATGACTTTGCCGAACCACGCCCACCAGTGATGAGGAAGTAACGAGTTCGCGGTTGCCAAAGGGCTTCGTACTTTTCACTAACCTTTATCTGCATCCTTTGTAAATATTATCGTTGGCACGGTCACCTTTTCCCCTTGAGTCGTTATGTCAATGTCTTGCTTAGCTTTACCATAAGCACGGTCTAAAAGCAGGTGAGCCGCCTTTATATCTCCTTTTGTAGCCATGTCCCTAAGTTTCATGATAATGGCTTCGGCAGCAGTTATGCCGTTTTTTTCATCACCCATGACTTTAGCCATAAGCAAATCAATAGAAGGCAGCTTTTTAGGTCTGCCTCCCGCTCCTGTTCCTCCATTTCTAAGTTTACCTCCGTTCCTTCCTTCTCTCATCATACGATGTTTTACGAAGTTTTCTTAGGCTTAGGCGCTGGCTTATTTTCTTTAGGATTTGCCTGTTTTACAGTTTTCCTTCCTGGCTTTGGATCGTCTGGTAATAATTCAAACCCAAATGCATCATTTTCTTTCGTTTTCTTTTCCATAAAAATTTATTTTTCAGTTAATGTAATATTTATTAATTCCTTTCCATTTTTAGTTTCTTTTGAAGTCTTACTAACTTTAAATTTAGACCCTGTTTTAAACAAATATTCATCTTCTCCTGGATGTGATGATAATCCTTTTACATTTTTACCATTTTTTCCAACAACTGTAAAAAAAACTTTGTTTTGCTTAGAATTACCAAACTCAATATTATTCCTTGAAGATGTACTTAAAAATGTATTTATTTTAATGTTTTTGCCTTTGTTTTCTAATAAAAAATTTACAAGTTTTTCAGTTCTTGAACCTGAATTCATCCCCATCCCCCTGTAAAAAGTTCCTTTCTCCGATTTTACTTTATCCAAAGATGCATTTAATGTTTTTATATACTTTATATCGTTTTCATTAATATTTCCATCTACAATTTTAGCATTTACATAATACCCTCTATTAGTATAAGAATTAATTACCTCTTTCCAATTTGTATCTAATTTATCAGTTGCCGTATAACTTGTATAGTTAAGGTCTTTGTTTGACATTTCACTTAAAGAATTATTAGCATCACTGGGTGAATATTCATCAACCCCAGAGCTCCCTGGAGTAAATAATGGCGCACCTCCTCCGCCTGTTCCTTGTCCACTACGCCCTCCCATCCCAAAAAGGTTTTATGTGATAAAATAATTTGTCTTGATACATGTCTTTATATTTATTGTTTGAACAAATAATTACTTGCGTCGGGTTAACTTGTTTTATAACCTCCTGTAATCCAGCATTGAATATTCCTATTGCTAAATCATTCCTTGCGCCAATGTTTGACACGGCAATAGTGCTTTTATGCTTGATTCCTTTACAAATATACGGATAACTTATTGAATTAGTCCATGTTATAGTAGGAATTACATTTATTTCT